CTGCACGAAGCACGTAAAAACATTCCACCCAAAAACCCGGTTGATGTTGGTAAACAACTGGCAGCCGCGCGCGGTGAATATGTCGAAGGCATCAGCGCCCCGAACGATCCGAAGTGGGTTCATAACAATTACAGCGCCTCAAATCAGGGTGAAAAAGAAGAAGTGGTGCCGGAGGAAAAACAACCAGCAGCAGAGCCGGAGGCTGTCACCAGAAACGCAGACGGGACTTTCGACGTTTCAGCGCTGTTCAGTGCTCCCTCAAATCAGACCGAAAAAATGGAAGCCAGAACAGAAAGAGATGGAGAAACGCCGAAAGAGAGCAACCAGCAGGAAACGGCTGGCGATACAGGGCAGGAAATTACAACGGACGGTGGATCAGGTACTGGCGGTGATGAAGCTGGCGAAGCGGCAGATCCCGTAGAAAACGGAAATTTCACTGTCCCTGATGATATACAGCCAGGTATTTACTATGACATCCCTAACGAGGCGTATCACGCTGGCCCCGGCGTCAGTAAATCACAGCTTGACGATATCGCAGACACACCAGCAATTTATCTGTGGCGTAAAAATGCCCCCGTGGACACGGAGAAAACAAAGACTCTCGATACAGGAACGGCTTTTCACTGCCGGATACTGTAACCAGAGGAGTTCAGTAAACGCTTCATCATCGCTCCGGAATTTAACCGCCGTACCAGCGCAGGAAAAGAAGAAGAGAAAACCTTTCTGGAAGAGTGCGCCCGGACAGGAAGAACCGTGCTTACGGCAGAAGAAGGCCGGAAAATCGAACTTATGTACCAGAGTGTGATGGCGTTACCGCTGGGGCAGTGGCTGGTTGAAAGCGCCGGATATGCTGAATCATCAGTCTACTGGGAAGATCCGGAAACAGGAATTTTGTGTCGGTGCCGTCCGGACAAAATCATCCCTGAATTTCACTGGATCATGGATGTGAAAACCACTGCTGATATCCAGCGGTTCAGGACAGCTTATTACGATTATCGCTACCACGTACAGGACGCTTTCTACAGCGACGGTTATCGGGCGCAGTTCGGTGAGATACCCACCTTCGTCTTCCTTGTTGCCAGTACAACCGCCGAATGTGGGCGTTACCCGGTTGAGATTTTCATGATGGGTGAAGACGCAAAACTGGCAGGTCAGCGGGAATATCGTCGCAATCTGCAAACCCTGGCCGAATGCCTTAGTAACGATGAATGGCCTGCCATTAAAACTTTATCACTGCCCCGCTGGGCGAAGGAGAATGCAAATGCCTAAACAGCCACCTATTGCAAAAGCCGACCTGCAAAAAACACAGGGAGCACGCACCCCGACGGCAGTGAAAAATAACAACGATGTGATCAGCTTTATCAACCAGCCTTCCATGAAAGAACAACTGGCGGCGGCCCTGCCCCGCCACATGACAGCGGAACGCATGATCCGGATAGCCACAACGGAAATCCGAAAAGTTCCGGCGCTGGGTGACTGTGACACCATGAGTTTTGTCAGCGCCATCGTTCAGTGTTCCCAGCTTGGGCTGGAGCCCGGCGGCGCGCTCGGTCATGCCTATCTGCTGCCGTTCGGAAACAAAAACGAAAAGTCAGGCAAAAAAAACGTTCAGTTAATTATTGGATACCGGGGAATGATCGACCTTGCCCGCCGTTCCGGACAGATTGCAAGTCTTTCCGCGCGCGTCGTCCGCGAAGGTGACGATTTCAGCTTCGAGTTTGGTCTGGAAGAAAAGCTGGTACACCGTCCGGGTGAGAACGAAGATGCACCAGTTACTCATGTCTATGCCGTTGCCCGCCTTAAAGATGGTGGCACACAGTTTGAGGTAATGACCCGTAAACAGATAGAGCTGGTACGGGCACAGAGCAAAGCCGGTAACAACGGCCCGTGGGTTACTCACTGGGAGGAAATGGCAAAAAAAACCGCCATACGCCGCCTGTTCAAATACCTGCCTGTATCCATTGAGATCCAGCGCGCGGTATCAATGGACGAAAAGGAAACGCTGACTATCGATCCGGCTGATGCATCTGTCATCACAGGTGAGTACAGCGTCGTCGAAAGCGCTGGCGTGGAAGAGAACGTGACCGCATAACGGAGACTGGCGGTCGCTGACCGCCTGAAGTGAAGGTGCTTTATTAATGTACAAATATAGAATAACCGCCATCGTCAAAAAGCCAGGTAATTCCCCGACAAACTGGGTTCGTTTTTCTGACAAAAAAATGAATAAAGCCGAGTGTGAAAAAATGCTGGCCGGCAGAACTGAAGCCGGGAAATCACGCGAAGAGAAAGTCACGCTGGAAGAGTTTAAATGTATTAAGGAATAAAGATCGCCTGCTGAATAATTAATTAACCGTAAAAATGCTTTTAAACACCGCTCACGCGGCGGGATTCGTACAGACTGAATGAGGGAGGTAATTGCAGCATGAAGAAGCCTGTCTGTATGTTCTGCGGCGCCCCGGCCACCCTGCTTTGTGACGGGATCATCGGCTGGGATGCCGATGAGGATGAACACGGGCACATGACAAAATGTCGAGCCATGTTCACCTGCGATGCGCCCGTGTGCCGGAACTGCGCTACATGGCATGGCAACATATTTTTCGATGGGAAGATCCGGATGATGGATACACGCGACCTTTGCCCCCAGTGCCAGAAGTTACACGAAGCCGGCGAATTCATACGCGTTGCAGACTACCGGAAAAACTCCGCCCTGCCGCAACCCTGCCTGACTGAAGAGCAGGCTGACAGGATACGCGCCGCGCATTGGGCAGGATTTACAGGACGGCGCGCCGGAGATGTAAAAGTTTTACCAGGCGGCGGTCAGCAGTCCTTTAAATTTTACCCTGATCATTGATGTTCAACCCTGACCGACCGCCACACCGTATAGTTGGCGGCGGTCATGAAGTAAAGAGACATGACTATGAGCTTTGTGAGACTTGAAACCTGGGGTGAATTAAATTATCCCGATGATCCACCACCTCTCACAACACTAAGACGATGGGCGCGAAACGGAAATATTTACCCGACTCCAGTATTACATGGCAGGACGTATCGGGTTGATCCGGACGCGTTTTATATCAAGCCGAATAAAGTGGGACTTGTGCTTGAACAGCACCACCCAAACGGGCGCACCGGAAAACCGAGTGCATTGCTGGAGAAGTTGATCAGTGAGTCGAAAAAAGTACGATGCTAACCTTCCGAGGAACCTCACCTACCGTAAGGCCAGTAAATCTTTTTTCTGGCGTAACCCGCTAACTGACAAGGAATTTCCGCTCGGTCAGATCGCCCGCAGGGACGCTATCACACAGGCCATAGAGGCAAACAACTTCATAGCGCAAAACCACACACCAGTGGCGCTTATTGAAAAGCTAAAAGGAACTGACTCATTCACTGTGTCCGCATGGATTGATCGCTATGAGGTTTTATTACAGCGCCGGAGTCTGTCGGTTAATACCTACAAGATTCGCGGTAATCAATTAGCGACCGTACGCGAAAAAATGGGGGAAATAATACTGGCAGAAGTAACAACCAGGCACATTGCCAAGTTTCTTGAGTCGTGGATAACCGAGGGAAAAAACACTATGGCGGGAGCAATGAGATCAGTTCTATCTGACATGTTCAGAGAGGCTATTGTCGAAGGGCATATTGTGAAAAACCCGGTGGAAGCAACCCGGATACCAGAGATTAAGGTGGCCAGGGAACGCCTGCAACTGGAAACGTATAACGCCACACGAGCGGCAGCAGAGCATATGCCTGCATGGTTCCCTCTCGCGATGGATTTAGCGCTCGTTACTGGTCAACGTAGGGAGGATATCGTAAATATGAAATTTAGTGATGTTTTTGACAACCGCTTATACGTAACTCAGATTAAAACCGGAATGAAAATAGCCATTCCCCTCTCCCTGACACTTCGGGCGACGGGGTTACGTCTGGGAACGGTAATCGATCGCTGCCGACTGGTAAGCCGCACTGATTTCATGATCAGTGCCGGAATCAGGAAAAATAGCCCAACCGGGAATATTCATCCGGATGGATTGACAAAGACATTTGTAAAAGCAAGAAAAGCCTCCGGTGTTAACTTCAGCAATAATCCACCGACATTTCACGAGATCCGAAGTCTGGCCGGGCGGCTGTACAAAAACGAGCACGGCGAGGTGTTCGCCCAAAAACTCCTGGGCCACACATCAGCGAACACCACGAAACTCTATCTCGATGAGCGTGATGATAAAGCTTATATGATGCTCTAATACTCCAATTTTCGTTGTGAAATAAATGTTAAATTTAATTTGATTGTGATATAACCAAAAAGACCGGAATACAGAAATTCGGAAAAATTTCGGAAAATTTCGGATCATTGATCATAAGTAACTGTTTTATAAGAAAAATAAAAAGAGACCGAATACGATTCCTGTATTCGGTCCAGGGAAATGGCTCTTGGGAGAGAGCCGTGCGCTAAAAGTTGGCATTAATGCAGGCTAAATCGCCTTGCCCTTTAAGAATAGATGACGACGCCAGGTTTTCCAGTTTGCGACGAAGGTGATTGAAAAAACCTGGCGTTTTGTCTGTTATCAGAGATAAAAAAACCGTAAGCCTTTTCGTGAAGGTTTACGGTTTTTTATTAAAAATCAGTCAGCTATTGGATGGATCACAAAGCTTTTGCGCACGTTCGATAAACGGCGCCAGACTCATTTTCTCACCGGGCTTCGCCGGGTTATCGATTCGAATGACGGCAATAGGCTGAGCACGCGTTTTACCCTCCGCTACTTGCTGTTCGGCAATGGCATTCAAGGGATACTGCACCAGCGTACTGGGGTTGATCACATAGAGCGCCTGGCCAGGCCGACAGGTCAACATGACCTCTTCCCGATTAAACGCCCACTTGTCTTTTCCTACTTCAAAACGACTTACGGTAATCACCTGCGGCGCCGCCAACGCTACGCCCGAAGTGGCCAGCAGAAGCGCCGGAAGGAGTATTTTTTTCAT